CTATAATGCCTTTACGAAAAGTTCATATTTTGTTTTTAGTTTATGCGCGAGTGGCTCAGTGGTGGAGTACAACCTTGCCAAGGTTGGGGTCGCGGGTTCGATCCCCGTCTCGCGCTCGTAAAGAGTCTTGTAATTACAAGGCTCTTTTTTCTTTGTGTTGTATTTCATGTTGCATAGCATCTGTGCCACCTCCTAAAAGATCGTCAAAATACCCGTCTATGAGATTATCAAAACGTTCCCGTTCTTCAGAAAATGTCTGCATGTATACTTTTTTCATGACTTTGTCATTATCCCATCCACCTCGCTCCTCTGCATACTTATCTGGTACGCGCAGGAGGGCCATAATCGAGGCGTTGAGGTGCCGGAGATCATGAAAGGTAATATGATCCATGCCGTTGTCGTCCTGCAGCTTAATCCAGCGGTGATACAGTGCTCTGCCGCTGATCGGCACAAGGGCATCACCTTCCACCTGGTCAATCAGTGACATGATGTATGGCGGGATCCGGTGACGTCGATTACGCGTAGGGTTTTTGCCTATATCCTTTCGGAGGGGTTCCCCGTCCACGTCAACGATTACTTCTCGGATCATGATACAGTTACCTCGGATAGATTTTGATTTTGTGAGCCCCCGCACTTCCGACATGGAGAAGGACAGCCAGGCAGCCAGGAGAACCGGAAGCTCTATATCTGTGCCACGTATAATGTCCAGAACTTTTTGCGCCGGCGGCAGCTCTACGACGCGCGGTGTAACCTGCGGGAGCTCGATCTCACTGAAATCAAAATCCTTACAATACTTATGGAGGACTGCACTTATCAGGATCCATTCATTTTTCAAACGTTTTGCAGAGATCGGTTGAGGAGTCTTGCTCCGCTTATTGGACTTACGTCGTGCCTCGACGTTGATAGCCTCCTGCATGATAATCTCGTCAATATCCTTCAGGGGTGTCTGCATGAGGTCCTGGAAGCCGTTACGCTGGATACAGCGGTAATCCTGTATCGTTGTAGGAGATCGTTTTAGAGGCACCCTTGATTCTATATAATCGTCTATTGCCTCGGTCAGCTTCTTATTTCTGTTTGCATGCTGTTTTTTCGCTGTAGCTGCTTTTTTGTTGAGTTGGAAGTCCGCGGCGGCGTACTCTGCCTCTTTCTTCCCGCGAAGGCTGGGATCGTCACTCGTGAATGATTCATAGATCCTCTTATCTTTCCATTTCCCTGTTTTCTCGTCCAGGATCCGCTCGGTGTGGCTGTAGGCCAGGCACCTCCAGGACCCGGAAGGTAATTTTTTTGCTTTTGCCATAATATCATTCCTTTCGCAATGTAGTTGTGATATCACAACTTTTTTGGGTATAAAAAATACGCCCCTTGCCAGGACGCTCCAGAAATGATATAATCCAGGTGTCAATATGATTATATCTACTGGAGTGATCTGGCAAGAGAAATCTATGTAAAGGCTCTAGGAGTTCGCAGCTCCTGGGGCTTTTTACATGCTATTATTTACTTTTTCCATGCTTCTCTCGCATAATCGGTGAATACTTCTCTGTATTGCACAAATAGAGCGGTATCTTGAGGATTACCAGTAATTTTAATGCCATTTTTTTCATAGTACTGATATAACTTATCAGACTCAGAACTCAATTTATTCCATGCTGTCTTTAGTGATGAATAATCGTCTGACAATGAGTTGATAAAGGCATTGTATCCTGCTTTCTTTTTATATTTTTCTACAAAAATTTGATATGCATATTCAATATCTATAGTCGAACCAGTACTATCCTTTCCATCATACTCGTAACTGGTAAAATCACAATATCCATGATTCCACACGTCTCCTATAATCCAGTTATTTACTTCTTTTAAAACAGCCTTAAATTCGCCCGTTATGGGTTCAATCCATTTACCGTCTGCTCCGATCTGGCGCCCATCTGGAGCGGTTCCGTTCGTAAGCATGTAACCGGATTCATTAAGATAGTACCATGTTCCATCAAAATCCTGAAACCATTGATTAGTCTGGTAGCTTCCATCATCATTTTGATACCACCATCCCGTCTGATCTTGCTTCCATTCTCCTGCCATAGCTGTTATACACATTATTGCTGACATTGATAGTGTTGCTAAAAATAATCTTGCTTTTTTCATAATACTGCCCCTTTCTACTTAAGTCTTAATTCAATAAGTTCTTTTTCATATCCCCAAAGTCTTGATAACATATCAATACTATATTGCTGTTCCATGGCGTATTCCCGCACGTCATCATCTGATATTAAAAATTCTACGGCAAATTTGTTTGCCTCTATTTCTAATCGATCTACCGACTGATAAGTATTTGCCAATAAAAATGGCGTACTAGATTTTGGATGCATAAGGGCATGCCCCAGTTCATGTGTTGCTGTATAGGTTTTTTGTATACCCTCTAAGTTGCAATTAATATGTATCTGCTTTTGGCGTAAAATTAGATTGTAATACCCCCTAATACCTCCAAGCTCTTCATACAATAAAAGGATATTTTTTGCTCTAATTATTTCAAAAGGGTCGTTAGTCTTGTAGTAACGTTTCAGATAAGCAACTTCCCTTCTTATATCCAATAAAATCACTCCCCTTGTTTGTCAGTGAGATAGCGTTTATTTGTAAATTTCTTGGCGTTAATTTTTGCTACCCGTATACTGTGTTCTAAACTCGCTTTCAAAAGCTCCTTGGTTTCTTCATCTAGCGGTGCACCGTCAAACATAAGAGCGCTCTGCTGCTGTTCTAAGTCTGCAAGAGTTTTTTCAAGACGACGGCTAATATCTCTTTCATCACGCGTATTAAGAGTTGGCAAATCCTGAGTAGTTGTTTCGTCACTATAAAAGTAAGATAGTGGCACTTCAAAATACTCACAAAGCTTTTCGATTTTATCCTTCTTAGGCTGGCTCTTTCCATTCTTCCAATCAGAAAGTGTTGCCGTAGAAATGCCAGTTTCTTTGTGCACCCGATATGGGGTCACTCCTTTTACTTCTAATAACTTTTCAAACTTGCTGTACATAAATTACCTCCGGTATCACGGAAAAATTTCATAAAAGGTATTGACTATAAAAGAAAACCGTGATAAAGTAGAGATACGAAAGAAAACCGTGATATAAACGGAATTCGTACCTCGGAAATATGATTAGTTTTGCTGGTAACTTGACTATATCATATTTCCGATATAATTTCAATAATTTATATCGGAAAGGCGGTGAAAAAATGTACAAAAAATTTGCCGATTTGCTAGTAAAATGCAACAAAACAATTTATAGGGTAGCTAAAGATACTGGAATATCTACTGCGACGCTATATGACTGGCGAGACGGAAGGAGTAACCCAAAAACGGACAAACTTCAGCTTTTGGCAGATTACTTTCATGTCCCAATCACATATTTTCTTGAAAAATAATCGAAAATACGTTCGATTGACACCTCGATTGTACCGCTTCTAGGGCGATATGTCAACAGGGGTGAGGTGGGAAGAAAACCGAAAAATATGGAAGGAGGGTATACAAGTTGGAAAGAAAAAAAATCCGAATAAACATATTAATTTCATTAATTACGCTAATATGCCTATTCGGATCACAAGAGGTAGTGGGTGGAGTGCTATCTAAATATGAAAAGAGTTGTTTATTTATGCTTATATGGTTATGCATTAATCAGATTTTTAAGGACTAAATTGATAAGTTCTTTAATTTCATCGCTATATAAACCTAAAAGATAAACTGCAATCCAGCATAAGATATTCAGAACAGTTGAAGACGAATTTTTGTGTGATATACCAACCCATGACAAAACTGTTCCTGGTAAGGAGATAAGTGTTTTGAGAGACTGAATGGGATTAAACGCTGATTTCAGTTCTTCCATAGCATAGTTGCTATTCATGGCTAATTCATTGTATAGCTTTATAGCAGTTAAGTAGTTTTGCATATCGCTGGCTCCATATTCCAAGGCCCCAGTATAGTAACCGGAATGTTTGTAAATTATTGGGAATTTAGTCAGAGCATTAGAAAGACATTTTTCGTAATTGTCTTTTTTGAGCAGTCCAGGACCACTAACGATATAGCCAGAACCTTTTATATCAGCAGAGTCGATGTATTCGCTTAGAACTTGTAAGGCTCCATTAATTTCTCTCAACTTTATTACGGCTGTGAAGATTGAACAAATATAAATAGCTAACCACAGCAAAAGCAAAAGGACAAGCATTCGATTTCTCCTTTCTTAAGTACTCGGCCCGGCATGGCCTGTAAGTACATTATAGTTGGTAGAATTCGGAAAATCAATCATAAGGAGAGTGATCCGCATTAAAACGACATGCTATACCTGCCGATACCATAACCGCTGCATAGAGCAGAGCCGGCGGTATCCGTGCAAGGATTATAAAGAGAGGAGTGAGGCGATTGCCAAAAGTAGGATTATCAGATCTGGAAAAGCGACGGCGTACCGTTCTAGCCTGTATTGCCAGTAAAAAAGTCCTGAATGGTTGGGACGATACCCAGATGGCTAATAAAGCCAGAATATCCGCCCCTACACTGGACCGACGAATGAAGAAACCGGAGGATTTTACCCTGAAAGAACTTTGGGGCATGGGCTTAACGGTCTATGTCTACGACGGACAATCTATTTTACCTTCGGAAGAGGGGATAGTGGAGTTAAGGGGGTGATACAGAATGCAGAAGTACATTGACAACCTCGACGACTTCGAGGACGACAGCCGGCCGCCTATTGTAGACTGGGTGGAATGGCTACTGGTTGGGATCTTTGATCTGGCCGGAGCTGGAGCCTGTGCTTACATAGGATATCTACTATTACGGGCATGTGTGTTGTAAAAAAAGAAACCCAGACGGGTGGAGCCGTCCGGGAATCAAAGTAACTACTAACAATTTTACACCCTCATTATAACAGAGGGAGAAACGGAGTGCAAGATGGCAAAAGAACTGAAATGCGAGATTCTGGAAACCCTGATCGAGTTTCCGGGAGATGGAAAGTATCACAAGGAACTAAATCTGGTGAAATGGGGAGATCATGAACCGAAATACGATCTCCGTGGCTGGAACGAGGATCGGTCACAGATGTCAAAAGGAATCACGCTCACAAAGGACGAGCTGATCATATTAAAAAATGAATTAGGAGGATTTAATCTATGATTACAGTTGAATTTAAAGATTTTGAGGACATGATGGGGTTTGCAAGGAATTTAGTTTTGACGGTCGAAACTAAGGACAAGCCGCCAGTACAGCAGGCTGCTCCAGCAATGACACAACCGGTACAGCAGGTAGCTCCGGCAACACCTCAGCCCGTACAAACACAGCAGATGGCCCCGGTAACACCTCAGCCCGTACAAACACAGCAGATGGCCCCGGTAACGCCGCCTCCAGTACAGCAGGCACCGGTACAGACGGCGGCTCCCTCCTATACGGCTGACGATCTGGCAAGGGCGGCCATGACTCTTATGGACTCCGGCAGGCAGGGCGATCTGATTAACCTTCTGGCGCAGTTCGGCACGGAGGCATTAACACAGCTGCCGCAGGAACAGTATGGGGCATTTGCTACAGCCCTTAGAGGATTGGGGGCTCCGATCTGATGGGACATGCTGAGAGAGATCATGCATTATTAAGTGCATCCGGGGCGCACCGGTGGCTGTATTGTACACCGAGCGCCCGGTTGGAGGAGCCATTTCCGGATACAACGTCAGATGCGGCTGCTGAGGGCACGCTGGCTCATGAACTGGCGGAGCTGAAAGTACGGAACTATTTTTACAGCGTAGAGTTTGGAAAACGCAAACTGACACCGGCCATTAATAAGCTTAAGAAGGACGCGTCGTGGCAGGATGAGATGATGGGTTACACAGACGAATACCTTGATTACATAAAAGGTGTTGCGCTGGCAATGAAGAGCCAGCCCTATGTGGCAATAGAGAAGAGGGTTGACTTCTCTGCCTATGTCCCCGATGGGTTTGGGACTGCGGACTGTATCCTGATCTGCGGCAACGTGCTGCATGTCATTGACTTTAAATACGGGAAAAGTCCCAATGGTCGCGTGGAGGCAGAGGGGAATCCGCAGCTTGCATTATACGCACTGGGAGCTTACGAGATGTACAAGATCCTGTATCCAATTGAAGTGATCCGGATGTCCATCGTGCAGCCACGGCTCACAGACGGTATTTCCGAGTGGGAATGCCCACTGGAGGAACTGCTTCCATGGGGACGGTACGTGAAAGGCCGTGCGGAACTTGCAATTAAAGGAGAGGGCGATTTCTATCCGAGTCCGGAAACATGTAAGTACTGCCGGGCAAAAGAAAGGTGCCAGGCGAGAGCAAGCCACGACAAACAGCTTGCTTCCTCGCCGGATTTAGGGAAGCTCCCGCCTTTGATCTCTAATGAGCAGATGGGAGAGTACTTAAGGATTGGTGCCGACGTTGCGAAATGGCTCAGCGACCTGCAGGCGTGTGCCCTAAAGGAGTGCCTGGCCGGAAAAGAGGTCCCTGGCTGGAAAGCTGTGGAAGGCCGCGGATCCCGTGACTGGACAGACATGGACAAAGCGTTTGATACCCTGACAAAGGGCGGAATCGCCGAAGATGCGGTTTTGTGGGAAAGAAAACCCCTGACCCTTGCACAAGTAGAAAAAGTGGTCGGGAAGAAGGATTTTGCCGACGCTGTAGGCGAGTATGTTGTGTGGAAACCAGGGAAGCCGGCCCTAGTAGAAGCATCGGATAAGAGACCGGCAATTACAAATAAATTAACCGCCGCAGAGGCGTTCAAGGAGGAAAAAGTAAATGAATGAGAAAAGTACTGAGTTACCGAAAAGTCGGACTTTAGGCGAACTCCGCAGATTCGAGTTGAAAACAGATGACCCGGAAGAGATTGAAGAACTGGACCGGGTCATCGAAGAAAAGCATCTTACCAGAAGGGATCTAGGGGTCATACTTCTATATCTTGGCGTTCGACCTGGATTTGGTCCGGAATGTTTTGGTATCTGGAAGCATAATAGCCCAGAACATCCTTAAGATTTTCAGTTGGAATATTTTTATATATCGCAACCACTTCCTTTGGTGTGACTGTCCACACATACAGGATACAGAATTTGCGACTTGTGTCGGAAACCTCAAATTCGTAATTACCAAATTTCCTGTGTATGCAGTCCTCGCCATCAAAATCCTGAATATCATAGGGTTCGCCAAGGCTTTGTAAAAGTTTATCAAGCTGTTTCATCAGTAACACCTCCTTTCTTCTAAATTATAAAGCAGAAGAGCCGGGAGGACAATCTTAAAAAAAAGAAAGGAATTTAGCTATGAATGATTTAACCAACGTAACAACCGGAGAAGTGAGATTATCTTATGTGCACCTGTTTAAGCCTTATGCAGCGATGGCAGGACAGGAAGAAAAATACAGTGTAACAGTTCTGGTGCCAAAGACGGACGTAGACACCATGGGACGTATTAACACGGCTCTCGATGCCGCAAAGCAGAAGGGGATCAGCGAGAAATGGAACGGTCAGTGTCCGCCGATCGTCCCCGTGCCCGTCTATGACGGCGACGGAGTGCGGCCGTCTGATGGCATGGCCTTCGGTCCGGAGTGTAAGGGCCACTGGGTATTTACGGCCAGTGCCAAGGTGGATTACCGGCCGGAAGTCGTGGATAAGATGGGAAACCCAATCATTAACCAGTCTGAGGTATACAGCGGTATGTATGGCCGTGTGAACGTATCCTTCTACCCGTACTCTTTCGGCGGGAAGAAAGGGATCGGCTGCGGTCTGGGCCCGGTTATGAAGACGAGAGACGGGGAAGCGCTGGGAGGCAGTGCACCCAGTGCGGCACAGGCATTTAATATCCAGCAGGGACAGGCAACTGCCGGATATGCAGCGCCTCAGTACGGGGCAGCTATGCCAGCGACTCCGGGTGCTGCTGGTTATGCTCCGCAGACCACAGCACCGTGGAACGGAGCCGGACAGCCAGCAGCACAAGCCACAGCGCCAAGATTACACCCGATTACCGGGCAGCCATATTAACTTTAAGGGGGGCCGGAATGCCCCTCGATCTGACAGGGAGGAACGTGTATGCATCATCTATCAATTGATATCGAGACGAGGAGCAGTGTGGACATCGGGAAGGCTGGCGCCTATAAATACGCACAGTCTCCAGATTTTGAAATCCTCCTGTTTGCGTACCAGTGGAATAACGATCCCGTTAAGGTTATAGATCTCAAAAACGGGGAAGAGCTCCCTTGCTGGTTAATGCAGGCCCTGGCAGATCCCAATGTTATCAAGCACGCCTACAACGCTGCTTTTGAGTGGTACTGCCTTAACCAGGCGGGTTATGAGACCCCGATCGATCAGTGGCGCTGTACGATGGCTCACGGCCTGTACTGTGGCTATACTGCCGGACTGGACGCGACTGGTAAGGCAATCGGCCTCCCGCAGGATAAACAGAAGCTGACAACAGGCAAGGCACTGATCCGGTACTTCTGCGTACCGTGTAAGCCTACCAGAACGAATGGCGGACGGACATGGAACCAGCCATGGCACGATAAGGACAAGTGGGATCTGTTTAAGGAGTACTGCAAACAAGATGTCGTGACAGAGAGGGAAATCTTAAAGCGGTTGGACTTGTTCCCGATGCCGGAAGAAGAGGAAAGACTCTGGCAGATGGACGTATTAATGAATGCTTATGGCGTCAGGGTGGATACAGATCTGATCGAGGGAGCTTTATACATCGACCAGATCAGCACGCAGCGCCTGACTGACGAGGCAATAAGCCTGACTGGCTTGCAGAATCCAAACAGCGCGGCTCAGCTGCTTCAGTGGCTGCGGGATAACGGTACAGAAGCGGATAACCTGCAGAAGGCTACTGTCGCGGAGCTCCTGGGCGGAATCAACCCAAACAAGGTGCGGCGTATGTTAGAGATCCGTCAGCAGTTAGGGAAAACGTCAATCAAAAAATACGTAGCAATGGATACAGCCCGTGGGGAGGGTGACCGAGTACGAGGATTAACGCAGTACTACGGAGCGAACCGGACGGGAAGGTGGGCCGGCCGTCTGGTGCAGATGCAGAACCTGCCGAGGAATTATCTCAAGACCCTGGACTATGCCCGTAACCTTGTTAAGGCTAAAAACTATGACGGCGTGAGGATCCTTTATGGCAATGTACCGGATACGCTTTCCCAGCTGATCCGGACAGCGTTCATCCCATCTGCCGGCCATAAGTTTGTGGTGGCCGATTTCTCAGCCATCGAGGCTCGTGTCATTGCCTGGCTGGCTGGAGAGCAGTGGGTGAATGAGGTATTCGCTACCCACGGGAAGATCTACGAAGCGACGGCGTCCCAGATGTTCGGCGTGCCGGTGGAGCGGATCGCAAAGGGAAACCCGGAGTACAGCCTAAGACAGAAGGGGAAGGTAGCAACACTGGCTCTGGGATATCAGGGTGGTACTTCGGCGCTGATCGCCATGGGCGCCCTGCAGATGGGCCTGACAGAGGAGGAACTGCCGGATATCGTACAGCGGTGGCGACAGGCGAATCCCCGGATTAAGGGCTTATGGTATGCAATAGAAAACGCGGCCCTTGCCGTCATGGAGACAGCACAGCCGCAGGGGATCAACGGGCTGATCTTTGCGCTGGAGGGGGATCTGGTCTATGGACAGTCTTTTCTTACCGTGCGGCTGCCGAGCGGCCGGAAACTCTTTTACCCAAAACCATTTTTAAAAGAAAACCGCTTCGAGAAGATGGCTGTCCACTACTATACGGTAGGTCAGCAGACACGAAAGTGGGAAGTCACCAGTACCTACGGCGGAAAAATGGTCGAAAATATCGTCCAGGCCATCGCCAGGGACTGCCTGGCGGTAACTTTAGAAAGGATCGCTGCTAAGGGGCTGCAGGTGGTTTTCCATGTGCATGACGAGGTGATCATCGACGCGCCGATGGAGACGACGGTGGAAGAGATCTGCGGTCTGATGGCGGAGCCGATCCTCTGGGCGCCGGGGCTGGTGCTGAAAGGCGCAGGATTTGAAAGCATGTATTATATGAAGGACTAGGAGGGGAGAACTTGCAGAATAACAGGAAGCTGCAGATCAGCACGGCGGGGAGCCGGAAGTCAACATACTGGCCACGGTGTGAGATCATGTGGTCCGAATTTACCGAAAAATTGAAAACTCCCATCCGGGGGACAGAGACTCTGGAACAGTATCTTGCATTACCGAAGGCCAGACAGGACGAACTGAAAGACGTGGGCGGTTTTGTGGGTGGAACATTTACAGGAGACCGCCGGAAACCGGAATGTGCGGAAGGCCGGGATCTTTTAACACTGGATCTGGATAATATCCCTGCGGGGCAGGCGGACGATGTCCTGCGGCGCGTGAGCGGTCTCGGGTGTGCTGCTGCTGTTTACAGCACCCGGAAACATGCCGGATATGCTCCCAGGCTTCGGGTGATCGTTCCGACCGACCGGACAACCACGGCAGACGAATATGAGCCTGCGGTGCGGAAACTGGCGTCACTGATCGGTATTGAGTTCTGTGACCCGACAACCTTCGAAGTCAACAGGCTGATGTACTGGCCATCGTGCTGCATTGACAGCCAGTATATGTGTGAGGTGTACGATAATCTCTTCTGCAGCGTGGACGGTCTGCTGGGCATGTATGGTGACTGGAGAGATATCAGCCAGTGGCCGCAGGTGCCGGGAACAGAGGCGGTGGAGCGCCGCCGGCTGGCGAGACAGGAGGATCCCACGACCAAACGGGGCGTGATCGGCGCATTTTGCCGGACGTACAGCATCACACAGGCCATGGATCAGTTTATCCCGGGAATGTATGAGGAGACGGCCTCGTCTGGCCGGTATACCTATACCGGAGGAGAGACAACGGGCGGGGCGATTATCTATGACGGCGATCTGTTCCTGTACTCTCACCACTCCCATGATCCATGCTGCAATCAGTTAGTCAACGCTTTCGACCTGGTCCGGCTCCACATGTACGGGGACCGAGACAACGAGGCGAAGGAGGGGACACCAGTCAACAAGCTGCCGTCTTTCGTAGCCATGAGCAGGCTTGCAATGGACGATAAGGCTGTAGCTGATCTGATAGCCAAAGAGAAGCATGAGGCAGCTGTAGCGGCCTTTGCGGAGCCTACAGAGGGAGTTGGACAGGCAGATTACACTTGGCTCAGCAGTCTGGAGGTAGATGGCAACGGGAACTATAAAAAGACCGTAAATAATGTGATTATCGTGTTGCAGAATGACCCTCTGCTGAAAGGGAAAATTGTGACGGATGAGTTTGCCAACAGGGGACTGATCCTGGGCGAACTGCCGTGGAGCAAGGAGACAGGGAGGCGCCAGTGGAGCGATCCGGATGATGCGGGGTTCTTCTGGTATATGGAAAATTTCTACCACATCGCCCAGCAGGACAAGCTGGACCGGGCCCTTACGATCGTAGGCGAACAGAACAAGATCAACGAGGTCAGGGATTACTTAAAGAGCCTCAAATGGGACGGCGTGAAACGGGTGGATACCCTGCTGTCGGTGTACCTGGGGGCGGAGGATACTGCTTATACCAGGGCCGTGATGCGGAAATCCCTGTGCGCGGCTGTGGCGAGAGCCATCGAGGGCGGCGTGAAGTATGATTATATGCCGATCTTTACAGGGCCGCAGGGAATCGGAAAGAGTACGTTTCTCAACATACTGGGAAAAGCGTGGTTCTCCGACAGCCTGACGTCATTTGAGGGCAAGGAGGCCGCAGAGCTGATACAGGGTACATGGATCAATGAGGTCGGGGAGCTGACAGCCATGACGAGGCAGGAGACCTCAGCCGTTAAGCAGTTTTTAAGCAAGCGGGAAGATATCTACAGGGCTGCATACGGCCGCAGGACGGAACGGTACCCGAGACGGTGCGTTTTCTTCGGTACGTCCAATGACAGCGAGTTTCTGAAAGACAACACCGGAAACCGCCGGTTCTGGCCCGTTGACGTTGGAGTTCATCCGGCAAAACGATCAGTCTGGCAGGAACTGCCGGAGGAGGTGGACCAGATATGGGCGGAAGCCTATATGTACTGGGTCCTGGGAGAAGCACTGTACCTGTCAAAAGATATCGAAGCCCTGGCGATCGAACAGCAGGAGAGCCACCGGGAAGCATCTGGAAAAGAGGGAATGATCCTGGATTTTCTGGAGAAGCTGATCCCTTCTAACTGGGACCAGATGGATCCTTTAAAGAGGAAAATGTACTGGCAGGGGACACTTCAGCTGCCAGAGGGAGCGTTACTGGTTCCGCGTGAAAAAGTGTGTGCAGTAGAGATCTGGGTGGAGTGCTTTAATGGGGATCCCCGGTATCTAAAACGAATGGACAGTACGGAGATCAATAATGTGTTACAGAATATGAGAGGTTGGAAGCGTAATAAAACTACACGGAGATATGGACCATACGGGCAGCAAAAAGGTTTTGAACGGGTGACTACTAACTAGGAAAAATAAAGGTAGTCACGACAACTTACAAGGTAGTCATACAAAGTAGTCAGTAGTCACTAAAGTTGTCATACAAAGTAGTCACGAAAACCCGCATAAACACTAGCTATTCTTATTAATGACTACTATGACTACCAATTATATATAGAGTAGTAAAAATAGGTAAATTAGGTAGATACGTGTACTGCCTGTGGCGCCTATATCAGGTATCACATACACGCGTGAGGAGGAAAGTTGTGTTGTTGGAAAAAGACATTGAGAAGATACTGGTGAATGAAGTTAAGAAGCTGGGCGGCAGAGCCTATAAGTGGGTGAGCCCCGGCAACGACGGGGTGCCTGACCGGATTGTAATCCTGCCGGGTATGCGCCCGGTATTCGTGGAACTGAAAACGGAGAAAGGACAGCTTTCAGCGTTGCAGAAGGTGCAGATTAATCGCCTACAGGATCTAAAACAGGATGTCAGAGTTCTGAAAGGGCTGAAAGAGGTAAAAGATTTTCTGGAAGATTGTGAGCACCGGTTATCACTACAGGCGTACTGGGAATGGAGTCAGTTGTGTGAAAATGATGACGATTAAGATTATTTATCGGGAGGTGATGCCGCATGATATTTAAACCACACGCTTATCAGCAGCACTGCATCGAACAGATTCTGAAAACAAAAAAGCTGGGCTTATTTTTAGATATGGGATTAGGCAAAACAGTCACCACGCTGACGGCCGTCAAGGAACTTAAGTACAACCGTTTTCAGGTCCGCCGGGTTTTAATCATCGCCCCGAAGAAAGTGGCAGAGGGGACCTGGACGAAGGAGGCCGCGAAGTGGGACCATACGAAAATGCTTCGGGTATCTCCGGTACTGGGAAGCCAAACGAAGCGGATCCGGGCACTTAACACGCCGGCTGATCTTTATATCATTAACCGAGAGAACGTGGTATGGCTGGTGGATTATTACCGGAATTCCTGGCCGTTTGACATGGTGGTGGTTGATGAGTCCAGCAGCTTTAAGAGCCACAGTGCAAAGCGGTTCAAGGCGCTGGCAAGCGTGGGCGGATACGTAGACCGTCTGGTGGAGTTGACCGGAACGCCTTCCCCTAACGGACTTGATGATCTGTGGGCCCAGGTATTTTTACTGGACGGCGGGGAACGTCTCGGGAAACGGTACACCCAGTTCCGTGAACGGTATTTTCAGCCGGACAAGCGCGGGGCCGACGGCATGATCTACAGCTACGAAGTGAAACCTGGGAGTGAGGGTAGTATCCTGGAACGAATCTCCGATATCTGCATCAGCATGAAGGCAGAGGATTATCTGCAACTGCCGGATATCACGTATCACGAGATCCCAGTGGAGTTGGACAGTAAGGCCAGTAAGGCCTATTACGAGATGGAGCGTGAGATGGTTCTGGCCCTGCCGGAGGACGAGGAGGAGATTAGCGTGACCAGCGCGGCAGCACTGAGCAATAAGCTTCTGCAGCTGGCAAATGGCGCCGTGTACGACGAGGACCACAGCGTCCATGAGGTTCACGGCTGCAAGGTTGAGGCCTTCATGGAGCTGATCGAATCCCTGCAGGGGAAACCGGCCCTGGTCTTCTACAACTTTCAGCATGACCGGACGCGGATCCTGAAGGCCCTGGAAAAGACCGGACTCCGGGTGAGGGAGCTTAAGACAACACAGGACGAGGACGACTGGAATGCCAGAAAGATTGATATCCTGCTTACCCATCCAGCCAGCAGTGCCTACGGTCTTAATCTCCAGCAGGGAGGCAACCACGTCATATGGTTCGGCCTGACATGGAACTATGAGTTATATACCCAGGCGAATAAGCGCCTCCACCGTCAAGGCCAGGAGGAAAAGGTAATCATTCACCACCTGATCTGCAGCGGAACACGCGATGAGGACGTCATGGAAGCGCTGAAACGAAAGGACGACGTGCAGAGCTGGGTAATGGAGAGTCTGAAAGCAAGGATAAGGAGGTACCGGAATTGACAATTGAATTTAGTATCCCGAATGGGAGCATGAGGATATGTGCGGAGGAGTTTTTTGAAAACGCGGGTATCAGGCAGATCAGGAAAATGCTTGCCCTGTATCAGCGGTCAGAATCCCGCAATACTGAGCCGGAGGAGATCAAAGCCTGGCTGGAAGACCGGATAACAAAAGAGACGCAGCGGCAGAAAGAATATGATACAAAACGAAGGAATGCACAGGGAGAACTGCCGGCAATGCAGGGAACCCTTCTGTGTCTGAAGTATGAGGGAACGAAGGAAGATATAGACCGTTTGAAAAAAGCAATTACCAGCTGTAAGGCAAGGATCCGAAATGCAATTAGTGGCGAGCATAAAGCCGTAAGATTGATAGAGAAAAATCAGAGTATCTTGTCAGAAATGAATGAAGTATAGCACTAAAGTATGAAAGGATAAACAATGGTGAAAGTGATTAGATACGGCCAGAAGCGCCGGATATTATGCGAGACATGCGGGGCGTTGCTGGAGTTCAAGGAAGATGATCTGAAAACTGTTCAGACTGGCATGAATGAGTATGAACAGCAGATTGAGTGTCCGGCCTGCCACGAGATCGTGGAGGTAGATTAAGGAGGATAAAGATATGTACAGCACCAGACCACAGCGAAAGACGCTTACAAAATTATGTCCATACTGCGGGAAAACCCGGACATATACATACCGTGATGGATACGATGAAGTGGATTACTGTACCGGACGCAGCCGGTATATACCGTCAAGTACAGTTGACGAGGGCTGCGATTGCATGTTAGGCAAGCTAAGTCACACCGCCAAAAAAATTCAGCTGAAGAAACAGTGTGCGAATTGTGTGTGGAATAAAAACGGAAGTTGTACCAACGAGCAGGAGCGGAACGACGTTTCGGTATTGTTTGGGATTACCGGCGATCTGATTATTAAAGATGAATCGAAACGTTGCAGGCACTACGAACTATCGAAAGATATTTTTGATGCACTTATAGAATTTACAGAAAATTAATATTTCCGAGAGGAGGATCATGATGGATATTGAAAAAGCCATAGAAATTATAAGTAGAAAAACGACTATTCCAAATGAGGGAGAA